TTATGTGCTGATGATTCAAAATATTCTGAATTGAGTGAGTCAATTATGTTAATCAAAAATTGCCTTTGTGTTAATAAGGCACCTAACACTTTTACCTGGAACACTGGTCCGTACTGGTTTAATTTTTGTAATGTTGTCATAACTTAAATTTATTTAAAAGAATTTGGATAACCAAATAATTGAGTTAACCAAGATTGCACATTAGGGATGTTTTCTCCTAATTTATCATTATGGTATAACTGTAAAAATATAGGTATATTTAATTCGTATGAATTATTAAATGCGTCTTTAACTAATTGTTTATTCTCTGGTGATAAAAAACTACCATTCAGAGACATTAATTGTTGATTAATAAATAATTGGTGGCGTCTTTCTACAACTGAAAAATATAATTTATTTTCATTAACTAGTTCAGCTGATTTTTCAATTATACTTTCTAGAGTAACATTAACATCATTACCTAATTCAGGAAATAATTTAATTAATTTTTTAGGTCCTAAACCACTAATACCAGGAATATTGTCTGATTGATCTCCCATTAGTATTTTATAATTGAGAAAATTATTACTACTAACGCCATATTCTTCTAGTATATCTTTTGGGGTGTATATTTTCTTTTTAGTAGGAGAATAGCAATGAACTTTATCACTTACTAATTGAAGAAAATCCTTATCAGCAGACATAATAGTTACTTTAGCTGTCTCTTCATATGCTTGAAATTTATTAGCTAAATAACCAATAATATCATCTGCTTCTAACCCATCAATACTAATAACAGTAACAGGCAAACATTGTAAATACTGAATTAGGCGAGACATTTGATTGTTAATGCTTTCTGTTTCTTCATCTTTGGATGAGAAAATAGAATAATTAGTCATACGACTAGCATTACGATTTGTCTTATACTCAGGATATAAATTTCGTCTAGCGCTTGAACCTCCAACACCATCAAACACAATAACCACTTTAGTAGGATCTACCATTCGAATAGCATAACCTATAGATTTAAGAAATCCTGTTAAACCACCAATATGATGACCATCAGGATTTAGATGATTAATCATAGTAAACGACCTCAAAAAGGTATTGAGGCCGTCTATGATTAAAATTGAACTTAATTCTTTGCGAATGTCTGGCTGTATGTTGGAGAGTAATTGTTCATATTTACTCTTCATTTTGTTTTATTTAACTTCTACTTCATCATTGTCTATCTCTACAATTGGAGATATACTTTTACTTTCTTCCCATTCGCTATTATCTTCTGTAATTTGGATTTCATCTACATTAATGTTAGTTCCAAACCACTCATGAGCGTGAGCTGCCTTATATGCTTTTTCTTCATCCTTATCATCAGGAATAAAGCCATGAGGTGTTACAATTACAGTTGATGTAGTTGCTACTCCGCAATCAGCATGAATTTTATCAATTGCTATTTTAGTACGTTTAGCAAATTCAACTTTTTTTCCTTTATGTTGAGCATGAATTTTAGAAGTACCACTATTAGTTACATTACCAAATGTAATTACAATTGAGGCATCCCAATACATTGCATTACCACCTTTATTTGTCATACGAGGTTGACTCATTGGAGTAAGTGCAGGTTGTACACCTGTTTTATTAATTACAAAGAATGTATTTGTATATGGATATTTTTCTTTACGTGATAATGGAAATTGTTGATTGATAAAATTACCAAATTGTGTAGCCATAGCTCCTGCGTTCCACATAGGATTATTATTTCCTTGTTTAACACTCATTTCGCATGGAATAGATCCTACTGAATCCCAAAGGAATAATAGGTCATATGGTAATTTACCTTTTGCTTGTTCGTTAAGAATATCAGCTATAAAAGCAGATACATCTTCAATTGTATTTAGAGATGATCTATCTACATATAGAAAAAATCCTTTATAATTCATTACCTCACCTGTCTCTTCATCAGGAATAGATTCTATTTCTAATCCCATCTTTTGAGCATGATCAAAATCCCACTTCATCTCTGTGATGATGAAGACAGGCAGTACGCCCATTTTTTGGGCGGCTACTGCTGCTTCAATCAACAGAGTGGTTTTTCCAGTATCAGATCCTCCACGGGCAATGGAAAGATGTCCCATTGGTATCCCAGGAATTGATAAAGCATCAGCTACAGCAGATGAAAAAGGAATCCATCTTTGCTTTTTAAATTTTGATGCTTGATCTAGAAATTTAGATTTCTTAAAGGCATCAATATCAAAAGACTTTTTAAGCGATTCAGATACTACTGACGTTAAACTATCTTTACTTTTTGCCATTATTAATCATTAAATAGGTTATCAAATTTATCAGCGTTGCTAGTTTTAGCAGCTGGTGTTTCTAAAGAATAAGTAGGAGTTACTGGTTTATTCATTTCAGCAATAAAATCATCTTCATCTTCTTCTTTAGATGCAATTGGGGCTTCAGTTGCTGCTGGTTCTTCTTCGGGGTTCAACCATTTAGATAAGATATCTTTAAGTTGATCATAAGAATACTTACGATTAATACCTAAAATATCAGGTTGTTCTTCAAGTAGTTTAGTTACTAGAGCAGCATCTTCTGAAATTGGGGTAGTTTTAGGTTTAACACGAAGGTTACATTTAATACCTTTTCTACCAGCAATAACATCTTCAGTTGCTTCAATTGTAAAATCTCTACCATCTGTAATGTCAGTAAAATCACCATAATCATCATCTGCAGCAATACCGAGAAGTTGATCATGAGTCAATTTACCAAATTCCCACAAACGAGCACCTAAATGTTCTTCACCACGTACTACTACAGCAGCAAAGAAACGAGATTTTGGCTCAATTTTCTTAGCTAATTGCCAATCTTCTTTATCTGATGATTTGCGAAGTTGTTTTGCAAAATCAGCAATTGGATCAGCTTCATTCCAGTTAGTAAGAGCCAAAATTGGTCCTTTAGCGAAGCCATAATGAAATTGTACTTCACGGATAGGCCAAGACTTGTCATACTTGTTTGGAAGAATACGTACTTGATACTTACCGGGTTTTGGTTTGAAGAAAATCTTTGTATAATCGATTTTTTCACGTTGTTGCCCTTTGTTTTGAGCAGCGGCTAACTTCTGCTTTGCAAGATTTAAATCCATAACTGTTTTATTTTAGAATTAAATATAAGAACCTTAATTTAGACCACCAAACTAAGAGATAGTCAAACTATAGTTTCCTGTTCCTCTTAAACGATAAGTAGTACCAGTAACAGCAGAGGCAGGAGTAAAAGTAAATGTAGAACTACCAGGTTGAACAACTACAGAAGCAATATATGATGATGAAACAAAACCCATTGACGCAGATACAACCCATGTTCCTAAAGCATTTGTAGGAGCACCAGCATAGGATCCAGTAGCATTTGCTATTGTTTCTAATGTAAAATATGCAGATTCACTTGGATTAGTAAAAGCAAATGTTTTTAATCCTGATAGATCCTCACCTATTGACCCGGTTCCATAAAGTTGTGCTGCTGAATATGTTGCCATTATTTATTAAGATCTATAATTTTATAAATAGCAGTGTCTAATCGGCGCAATTCAGGGCCTGTATTAAGTAATATACAATTTTTATAATCAGCCCAGTTTATAATAAATCTAGTATCTAATACACCATCATTTAAGGTTCTAATCAATGCATTTAAAGCATTAATTGTATATAATGTATTTGATTCCTTTTTACGGTGTAATAATATAGTATTAGGTAATACAGAATCCGATGTATTCCCCGCATCTATATTGTATGTACACATTAATTCTTTGCTTTGAGGTGACTCAAGAACAAATATTTTGTTATACAATATTGTGTAGCGACGGTTAATATCGGAGAGAACCGTATCCAGCTCATCTGGAGTAGTAAATGTACAGAATAATTTATTCAAATCGAAAAATATATTGTCCGTCATAAATATTTAAATTTTTGTTAAACCATGGTATGAATTGCCTTGTTTGATGCTTACTGGGTATTGCAGCAGGGCTTTGATAGGAATAAAAATTTCACCATCTTCTTTAGCGTAATCAAACAAAAATGCATCATAAGTGTATAATACTAATTTGGTTTTTTTATTTTTTAAATAATCTAGTACCAATTCGAGTAATTCAACATTAGTTGATGTTTCTTTACTTTGAACCACATAATTAAATATTTTTTGTGGGTTCATTTCTCCTAATTGGTCACGTATAAATATTTTATTTTCAGTAATCACTGCCTTTCCATATTGCAGTGTATCCCATAGCTCATCAACATACATGGCTACCTCTTTAAAGAATGGTTTGTTTTGATATTCACTCCATACACCCCCATATAGTTGTTTAAATGTTAATTCCTTGGCTTCTTGCGGAGTAACATTTAATGTTTCAGCCAATGTTTCATATGTGTTTCTAGTATTTAAAAATTGAAAATTAACCATTTTTCCGATCAATCGTGGATGATATCCTTGAAAATCCATCTCAATAAACATATCATTTACTGGTCTGTAGCATTCACGTTCACCATTATCCTTATTTAATGCAGCAAAATTAATACTATTACAGGTGTTAGATGGGCGTGTAGTGGTATTATATAAATTGTATTGAGTATATAATCTGCCCTTAGATAAATTAAATTCCGGGTATTGTATTTTATTTTGATAGTAGTTTATATAACAGTCTTTATCTACTTTAATGCCGTTTTTTTCAATTTGATAAAATACATTAGTTGTTTTAAAATTCTGAAAATGGAATGTTGGGTGGGTAAAAGTATATTTTTTAATAATAGGTTCT